AGTTCACCCATAATTATGTTACTGTAGTGTATGGGCAAAGTGCGCCCGACGCTATTTGACAATTGAATACCTCAACCCGACTAGGGCCAAAACCCGATTATGTCAGACACAATCTTTTGATGAGGTAAATCAAAATGAAAATCAAACCTGTCACTACTATTAGTACAGATCGAAATCGCTATTGCGGTCCCGCCGTCATCAGCGCAGTCACAGGCATGAACAGCGGAGAAGCCGCACGGCTCATCCGTTCCGTCAGTGGACAACGAGCCGTAAGAGGAACCTACACCACTCACGTGCGACGGGCCCTCACACTCTGCGGAATACAAAGCATCTATCGAAGATGCACTCCAAAGATCACGCTCGCCGCTTGGCTGAGAGAAAGCAAAGGTTTGCGGACCACGGGCCGCGTGTTTCTGGTTGTCGCAGGACATCACTTCCAACTGATCGAAGGAAGACGATACGTCTGCGGACGCACACGTGACATCGTGAGCATCAAAGACAAACAGGTCAAACGCAGGGCACGTGTCGAAGAAGTCTACGAACTGGTGGCCGACGGCAAGATCACAATACCCGATCAAGCCCGTAAACCAAAACAACCCGCCAACCAGCACAGAAGCTACATCGACAAGATGAAGCGGAAGTACGGCTTCACAGTCCAGTACGAAAGGTGGAACCAAACATATTGGGTGGAAATGCCACGACACGCCGAAGACCTAGCGTGGGACACGGGCCACCACCTCAGAGATGAGCATGGTTGCTACAGTCAAGGTGAAATAGCAGACCGCTTCGAAGCAATGGCAGAGTTCATGGAAGAATACTGCATGGAGGACGCATAATGATCAGACTGTATCAAATGCAAAGAATAACGTTTCCAACTCCTAGAAAATGCCCCTACTGCGGTACACCCGCAGTAAAGGGCAAAGGAGAAGGCGGTAGAGATATAGACCCTGATCGTTACGGCCATCGTTATGGATACTTCTGTACTCTCCGATGCGGCACTAATTATGCAAATTATGTGTGGTTTCGGGAAGGAATTAAAAACTCATAAATCAAAGCCCGCTAATCGCGGGCTTTTTTATTGTCTTGACGTTACTCCCATAATATCCCATACTGGGCTTCTTTATGAGGAGACCAAAAATGGATATCGAAGAAGGTTACTACGACTGCATCGTCGAAAAAACAGAGGACTGTGACCACGGTCCATGCACCGCTTATACCGCGTACCTTAACGGTCACGCGGCGTTCACTGTATATTTATACAGCGATAAACCTGAAATAATTTCCATACACGAAGAGTGAGAGGTTCAAAATGCCATATCTATACGAAAACCCCATCCTAAATATCGGCGTCTATTACAATAAAGAGAGCATGGCCGACGATCCGTCGATACATCCCTTCGATAACGGTATCGCAGGATACAGCGCATCAACTATCCGTGATCACTTCTGTACCGCAGAAAAAACAGCCGCAATGTTTGGACGACGCCGAAACATGAAAATGTGCGTTCAAGTAAAAGTGCCGTACAATGAAGAAAAGTTTAAAGAATGCGGCGGTGCATCATCTGTGGCCGCGGACCTTGCTAAATTTGGAGGATACTACTTGGTTTGGCGGGATTTAATAAATTACAACGATGTTACCGATGATCCCGAAGAAGCACCCCAATGGCCTCAGAAAAAATGGCGGGTGGTAGTTGAGCAAAGAAACGTGTTCTACGAAGAAGCCGAAACAGCAGAAGAAGCACGGAGCATTGTTGCAGAAAATCGTATTTGGGGTCCAGAACACGGTATCGACACGGAAGATACTTATGATTTTGAAATTACCGTGGAGAGGGATGAGGGCCAATGAAACTCGAACTGACAAAAAAAGAAATCGCACTGATTCAAGAAATGATCGATGACGCAAAAGATAGGGCGCGGGATCGTCTGAACGAATGCTACGACGACGAGGACTTCGCAATCCATTGCCAATATTTTGCCGACGCACACGACTTCGAAGCAAAAATAGCAAAGTTAGTTCATGATGATCAAAAAACATGAAGACAAAATTATCTGTGCGCTGATCGCGGCCCTCGTGATTGGTTGGATGACAGGAGCAAGCTTTAATGTTTGGTAACTCTTTCTATATATATAGCCAGAAAAATAAAAAAAATAAATTTTGCGTTTAAGGGTGTTACCCGTGTTACGGTGTTACCTTTGTATCTATGTATATAATAAGAAAGGGTTTTTCGGTAACTTTTTTGGGTAACACCTCTGTTTTGAAGGTGTTACCTTATATACCTTCCTAGAATGTCTTATAAACTCTTACGCTAGATTTAGTGGTTGGGCCTTGTTATGACACAATTATAGCAAAATAAACGAGGCTAAAAATGGCAAAAACACCCCCAATTCCGAAGGGTTTGGTGTTACGGGCGAAGAAAAAACCCACCGGAAAGCGTTGGACCAAACAAAATCCGGATGAATTGAGAGGCCGCAAGAGACTGCATGAGCAATCGCCTCTGACCCGTATGCAAGAGAAGTTCGTAAAAGAACTGGTTTCCAACGATGGAACCATCACAATGTCAGAAGCCGCAGAACGAGCGGGCTATACAAAAAAGTCTGCTCCTGTTCGTGCGTCGCAAATGACAAACCCCCACATAAGTCCACATGTTTGCGCAGCGATTAAAAAATATCGTGATGAGCTAGATGAAAAGTTTGGCATCACCTATCAAAGACACGTGCGAGACTTACAGCGCATTCGTGATCTGGCCATTGAAAACGGCGCGTACAGTGCCGCAGTGCAGGCGGAGTATAGGCGAGGTCAGGCGCAGGGCGATATCTACGTCAGTAAGTCTGAAATCCGTCACGGCAGCATTGATAGCATGAGCCGCGAAGACGTTCAAAAAGCTTTGGATGAATTGAAGCAAACATATGGCGCAATTGACATTACCCCAGACGAAGATGGAAGCGGGGCTGTATCAGCAATTGAAGGCAGCTACGAAGAGATCGAAGCGGAATCTGATTCTCACGCGGATTGAGAACTGGGCAAGCCAAGGCATTCCTGACCTGCTCATATGTGATGAGATAGGAAAGTTTCACTTTGTTGAACTAAAGTTTTGTAAGGCTAACGCCGTTAACCTGAGCCCGCATCAAGTTGCATGGCATGTCCGCCATAAACATTCATCTTGTTGGACCCTGATTAAAAAGCAGAACAAGCCAGACAGTGCCCCATTTTTATTTTTGTACCATGCTGATCAAGCTATAGATTTAAAAGCGGACGGTTTAAAAACTGAGCCGCGATTGATGCACGAAAAGAAATTTCTATGGGAAGAAGTTTTCAGCTTGATATGTCCTATTTAATCGCATATTCTCTTATCACCAGAAAGTGAGGTAATATGAATTATAAAGACATAAACAGGTACATGTTCGAAGACATTCAGATTTGTATGGAAAAAATACATGCTTTTGACAGGCTAATGACTGATCCGGATTTAGATAGTTTTTGGGATAGGGTGCCGCGTAGCGAGCCCGTTGGTCATCAGAAAATTGTTTGCGAGGCTTTAGAGCAAGCGTTTAGCGCTTTGAACCGTGCCCAATTAAACTGGTTGGCCGCTTCAAAGTATAACAATGCCGCGGTTGATCCGTTGCCTAAACGGGAGGCGGTGTAAATGTTTTTGCTTAATTGGATTGGCCGCTTGTTATATGGTTCGGATTTTGATGAGTTAAGCCGCCGCGCAAATAAGCGGAGGCGTAGAAAATGAAAATAAATTGTGACCGTAAATTAGGGGATGACGAACGAGAAAACTTAGAAGTTCATGCCCGATTAATGCTTAGGCTAGGTTTGAGTAAAGATTGGGTTGGCGACGGCGTTTTATACCAACATGCGGGATCCACCAACTCATTCCAATTTGTTGACCAAAAATATCGATAAAGTTTAACCCGCTTGCATGGCGGGTTTTCTTTTGTTATAGATATGGGATAAATCTTATATGGGGTAAGAATATGCTTTTAGAAAAGAACATGCGTCATCATGGAACTTATGCATTATTT